CCATATATATGACGGTGAGGAACAAAAAAGGCGAACATATCAATCTGACAGTCCACCACAAGATTTCTCCGAAGAGGCGACAAGCGCCATATACCTTCCAAATCAACCGACACGCTGTCACCAGCAACGATCGGAATAGCAGCAATGGTCTGAAGATGACCAATTTCCCCCGCATCAAAAGAAAAATGCGAAAGATCAACCATACTACGGTTAGCCATTAGAAACGGCCTCCACCTTGGAATTTCTCACCAGGCGAACGGCCACGGCCACCGAGCGTCTTACGCTTCTTCGAAACGCCACGCTTCTTCGAGGACTTACCTCCGCCACGAGACTTCTTGCCATAGGACTTAGCCATTCGATTTCTCCGAAGTTGAGGGGACTTCTTCTAAAACGCGCTTTACAGCGCGGCCAGTACGTTGCTCCCACCTGGCAGTCGCCACAGGAGCATCCTTCTGAAGCTGACAGCACAACGCAAAAAGCTGTCTCGCTGTCACAGGCTCAAGAGAGCCACCGGAAACCAAATCTTCAGCTGAAGAACCACTTTCCATCCACCGACACGAAACAGCCAAATTCCCAGGTGCAACAAACACACACAGAACAGAAGCTATGAACTCGGTCGGAACCTCAATACGGGGTAACCCAACCACGTCAAGAGTTCCCCAAATAAGAGAATTGAGAACATTAGTAACACGAAGCCTGTCGTCACCAATGTAAGGAATACCCGAACATACAAGGTCGAAATCCTCCGGAATAATTCCAAGAGCTTCAAACGCATCATTACACGCACCCTCTTTGATTAGCGTCATGCAGTTTTGCGCAACAGAATAGGAGACACGATTAAGCATCGATGAGCACTCCATCTTGATCAACACGCACGTGGTCAAGACGGACCTCAAGCGTGTCAATAATTGATCGGGCGGCAAGAAGCCGCAAACCGATCTTTGTGCGATGGTCATAACCATCCACTGTCATCTCCGAGTATAAACCTCGAACGATATCAATCACGAAAACAAGCTCGGCACACCCTCGCAAATCCTCATGAAACTCGACGCCGCGGTACACCCCCTTTGGGGCTAAAGCGGTTTTGCGGTCTCTCGTAAGCCGCGCGGAAAGTTGCTGCGACATCAAAAGCGGCCGTGTTTTTCGAAGACTGCACTACGAAAGGCGTAATGCTCTGCGAGCTGCAGCCGGGTATCCGCCGGCTCAAAGACCGCAATCGCTCGACGATAGGCCGTTGTGGAGAAACCTCCGTCAACGATCTCCGTATCGTCTGCAGCCGCAATAAGCTCTCTTCGCTCTCTGGCTGCCCGTTCCTCATCGGTCTCAACAGGGACCTCAGGCACTCCACTCTCAACCTCGACGTCGGAAGACTCCTGTCGTTGACCTGAATACTCAGACGTTCGCCCTGGACGAATTCCCACAGGGTTTCTCGAGGGATCGTCTCGATGATCCGGCGCATGCTCTGCAGGCCGAATCCGTTGCTCACTCTCGTTCTCCATTGGTAACTATCCTTTTTCGACGTGAACGATTTCAACAGGTACTTACACATATATCGCGCAATCGCGATAGGAGGCTTGGTGGGGATGGGCTTATACGCCCTTTCACCCTTTTTCCTGGCAACAGGCCAGCACCAGCCAAGACGCCCAAAGGCGTCAAAGTCAGCGAACCGACAAGCGATCGGCATCGAATGACCATAAAACCAAAGCTTTTTCATCGCAGAGATCTGACGATTAGACGCGGGACCAAGCCGCTGATTAGGATCTCGTTTCCAAGATCCAGGAATTTCTTTCATACAATGAATGACATGAATATGTAGCCGACCATGCAAGCTACCCCGTTCAACAATAGCAAAGTAAGTATGAAACGGTTCCGTCTTCTTCGCCTCAAGAGCACCACGAATTGTGGGATAGAGTTCTTTCCCGATAACCGTCTCGATCTCTCTAATGTAGTAAGACCAAGCACGGGAGCCTTTCTCGAAGACTGTATCATAATGATTGTTATCCACAGTTAACGTATTGAATACTATGTACCAGCCTTGAGAGGCACGTTCAGTGATTTCCTCAATCATGCGCCACTTATGCTCGGCAAGGCGAGCTTGGGCGCTTTTTGATTTGAGTTTATCCATAACGAATTGAAGCCAACGTTCAGTGATAGAGGACTTTTCGCCTGGATCGACACCAAACACAAGGGCTTTCTGATCACGCACTGTTCCGAGGGCATTGAAACGCCTACGAACCTCAGAGAGCGTGGCGGTCACATTCTCCGAATTGGAGTGACCCTTCGCGTGCTCCCGCACGCTGCGCGCGGGTTTACTCGGATCAAGAAATCCGCCCGCTTGCTTAGAACCAAGAGCATGCGACGGGCTTAGCTCGTTGGTTATAATGGAGGGACTATCAAGTAGGTCCTCCAAAACATCCAATTCCGCCAAGGCTGACATACACTTCTGAACGAAAAACGGCTTCGCCTTTGCACGTATAGCGCTTTGTGAGCAATAAGCCCACTCGCGCCTTAGTGACTCACGACGACCACGAATACTACCTAGAAGCGCAAAATACGGATCCGCTACCGCTAACTCCGAAACAGTGACAACGCCGGTCAATTGACCATCGCCCCTGAAGGAGCATAGGTAGACCGCGAACCTGGACGGCTTCTATACGACCTTATCGACGGCTTCGCCTTAATAGCTGCAGGACCTGCACCGGGAACAGAGGTACGACGAGGAATAACCTTGCGACCACCACGAATAGTACGAGAAGAACCAAGGCCAAGGGCCTCACGAACATCACGAACACCCTCAATAGTCCAGCCAGCTGCCTTCAACTTATTCAAATGCTTCTGCGCAAACTCATCAGTTTCAGTAGGACCATGGGTCTTAGCATAATCATAAACACGCACCGCTAAATCAGCAGCGGCAGAACGATGGGCACTGCCCAACTTTGTCGCACCTTCAATGTCGGCAAGCCGACGACGAAACTTCATAGTCTCTTCTTCTGAAGTCGTACGACGACCTTCAAACGCAGTACGCTCCTTTTCATAACCAGCACGCTCTTGCTCAATACCAACACGATCCCGACTAGCTTCAGAAGCTATCGCAGCGGGACCAGCATGCGTTTCCGCAACATAACCCGCAGACGTTTTATTGATCTCGGCAACCTTCACAGCCGCATTCGCCTGATTAATAGACGTCTGCTTAACAGTAGACGCCGCAAGCTTCGCATTCTTATCCTGCTGCTTCGCAGCAACACCGGCCGACATAATACCGGCCATAGCGCCTCCGGCTCCTAAACGCTCCCAAGCATTAGTTCCAGGATTAGCCTCATCCCAATACTCTCGCTGCTGCCTCCCAGCAGCAGCACCAGAACCGGCCTTACCGCCGGTAATACCTCCAATAGAAGATGGACCGGCACCAAAGCCGCCAGCAGCGCCACCTATGACGCCTCCGGCGATGGCCCCATAGGGACCACCGCCCATCATAAAACCGCTCGCAGCGCCACTTATAGCGCCTGTGAGCATACCTCCGAAATTGAAGCCCATCTAACGATTCGGGTCAAACGGGGTCAAATCAGACTCATAACGATGAATACTCGTCGTAAGACGTACATGCAGCAAGCTCGCATCCGTAGCACCAAAGTTTTGGAAATAGAACCCGGCGAATAAATCACCGGACGCTAAACCCTCTTCAGATGCAGCTTTAAAATCACCCATAACACACGTGCCATTCATATGGCAGGTGATAGGAGCAATCTCCGCACCAGAAGTTCTCTGATGCGACAACTCAGTAGGAGTGACGAAAGCATACTTTTCCAGAACACCAGAAGAAAAACCAGTGTCCTCAGTACGACCAACAATCGGTCGAACAACAAGAGAATCCGACGAAGTACCGAAGGCAACACCACCGGCATACGACAGCATATATTCCTTCGACGGGTGAAGCGGCCTGCCAGTAATCTTAATACCAAAGGCAATAGCCGACTCCGCTCGAACCTCCTGCGGCAAGCTGAAAAACCAAGTCTCCGAATGAAACTGCTCCGGAGGTGTCGGTTCACCAACAGCATAAAAAACACTCTTCAACGACATCAACGCATCAGGAGGCCAAGCATTGACCTCATTAACATCGTCATCAAGATTCACAAGCGGCCACGGGCCGATACGATCTGGTCTATACATATCTAACCTCCAGCATACAGAGACGAACGCGGACCAGTGGTCACGCGATTAACGTGAACACCAACACTCGAATGAGATTGCCAATGACCCAACTGGGTCGTCTGAAACACCTCATCATATTCGTTCGCGGTCATATAGTGCGAACGCTCGATGGTATCGATCCGAGTATCGATGAAAGTGAAACCATCCAGCTCTTCATAGAGCTGATGAACGTGGCTAGGATGATACCTATACCACTGCCCGTACGGTCCCTCGCCAAGATCGGTAGCAGTAGCCGCTCTGAAAAACTCGTTACCCAGCAACGGCGCAGGAGGCTCAGCAGCAACAAGATCCGGATCACCCGAAATCTCCAGATAAGAAGGATTGACCTTCGAAGCCAAAAAATGACGCTCCAAAACATGGATCGTCGGAAAACGCGCCATGGTCATAATCCACATGGCACCGTGTTCAGGAAAGAACTTCCTTCGGAAGCCCATCTTACCAATGCCAGCAGACTTGCCCGAGTAACTTCCAAGTGTAGCATCAGCAGTTCCGTCGACATCGTAGCCAGACAGCCACCAAGAATTGTGAGCACAAAGCGTGGGACGTTCATCCGCATCCGTATTCACCGTAGAACCAAAGACCGTATTCAACAGGTCATTATAACGCTGACCGAAATATTCTCGGTCAACTTCAGAACGATACTCCGCCTGAACACGGTTCAGATCGACAATATCGAAGGTATCTGCAACAACAGGAACTTCACGTTCAGTTTCAGAAACACCACCGTCGTAAACTCCAGTGGACCAGGGCTTCGGCAAATAGCCACAACGAAAACCGTGAAGCCGCTCATCAACAGAGTTAGCAAAATAGTCATCGGCACGGATCTTAACATCATCCGTAGGCGCTCGAAAATAACGGTTCCAAATGCGGTTATAACCGCCAGGAACCCATAAAGGCATCTCTTCATCAACAGAATAGTGCGCACCAAGATAATCAATGGTGACATTAGTGGACGCAGGAGGAAAGTTAGCTGTCGCATTCTTACCCTCCTTAATAAAATCAATCCACTCCTCACCATATATATGACGGTGAGGAACAAAAAAGGCGAACATATCAATCTGACAGTCCACCACAAGATTTCTCCGAAGAGGCGACAAGCGCCATATACCTTCCAAATCAACCGACACGCTGTCACCAGCAACGATCGGAATAGCAGCA